CTTTTACATCTCCATCAATTTTGTTTATTGCATTAATGTCAAATGTTTTTGTTTCTCCATAAATAAAACTTTTGTCATTAGAGGATGTCCAAGGATTCCAAACATTTACGTTAAACTCATCATTTGCCTCTAAAGAATCTAATTCTTTTAGTATGCTTTGAAATTTATCAAAATCTTCTATAGCATCTGTATAGTAGTAAACCTTTGGGTCTAATATCTCTTTTTCCATTTATTTCTCCTTAGTACCTATTTCTTACGTAGTGATCTTTTTCTTTAACAAATCCCACAATAACATACCTTATTGGGCCTTGTCCTACATGTCTTACTCCATGCTCATGTTTTTCATCACCTGGAAAAAACAAAAGATCTCCTGGTTTTGGCCTTAACGAAATATCTAAGTTTGGAAAAAAAAGTTCTCCATCTACATATTCATCATTTATATATATAATTGTAGCATATCGAATAGATGGGTCTGTACGCTGGTCTGTATGAGCCTTTAACTCAACTCCAGGCTGCATTCTTTGAATTGTTGCAAGCCCACTTAAAATTAATAATGGATCTGAGTCTGTAATAATTTTTGACATTCTATCATAAAAAACCTTATATTCTTTATGATGCTGGATACTTAAATTTTTGTCTACCCAATTTTGTGTGATTTCAAATTTACCTTCAGCAACAAGATTATCAACATCATCTCTGCCAAACTTTTTCATACAAAAATTTTTTAAATTTCCCATATACTCTACTTCCCAATCTGATTGAGATGCTTTATCTATTGTTTCTAATACAAAAGACAATTCATCTTTTGTAAGAAAATTTTTAATCCAAAAAATTTCTTCCGTAACTTCTTCAAATTCAAGATTATTATCTTTAAGATTTTTTTTAAATTTTTCAATCATTTGAAATATCCTCAGATCTATATTTATTGCCTTCTTTATCTAATTTCCAACCTTGCTTAAGCAACTCTTGCCACTCTGCTCTTTCAATTTCTTGCTTTGCTCTGGTCTCTTTCATCTCTGCTGCCCAGGCATCTCTTAATTCTTGTGGGTATGCATCTTCTTCTCTGTCATCCCAGAAAGATCCTATTGTATATCTTACTCCGCTTTCAATTAATGTTACTTCGTGCATATTACTAAATCCCCCGTCAAATACGGCAAGCATTCCAACCTTCGGTTGAATTTCTAAATCTTGACTTGGAAACTTAAGAAGTCCTCCTTCAAAGTTATCATTAAGGTATAAAAAGCCTGCATAACGACTTCTTGTAAATGCTCCAGACTTTCCTTCAGCATCTGTATTGTCTGAGTGCACTCTTGCATATGCTCCTGGCTCCCACTTTTGTGTGTGATATCCAATCTTGCAAATTGTTTTTGGGTCAAGGTCGTGTACTGAGGCAATTGCTTCTGGCATTGTTTTTTCAATATCTGAAAATATGGTTGGAGGTAGTCCAGCATCAAGCAGTTCTTGATCATTATCTTTTGGTAATACTGAAGAGTAGGACTCATAGAATGAAATAGGCATCCAAGACATTGCACCATTATTTGCTTGAGCATCTAAGGCTTGAATCATTTTTTTACAATCTTCTTCACTTATAAAATTTTCATAAACAACTATATCTTTTGTTAGTCTTTTTTTGTTATTTAAATTCATGATATTCTTACTCCATTTTCTATAGCCGTTCTTTGAGGGTGTTCATCTCTAAATTTTTTCTCTAATTCTGGTTGCATACTAGCCCAAACCTCTTTACCAAACTCTTTTTCTTTTGCATACCAGTCATCTGTTCCTTTTTGATATTTTTGCCAATACATTCTTGCTAAAAATTTATTTTTATTATATGATGGCATTACTGCGTGTAGATATGGCTTACCTTCTTCTGTCAGATAATCTGGGTGCCCTGATGGAAAAACTAAAAGATCTCCCGCTTCTGGCTTATACTTTACAAGTTTATCTCCCATTGCAAAATCAATTTCTCCACCCTCGTAGTTATCATTAAAATATATTGTGCACGTTATAACAAAATTATATCCTGGAGCAGAACCTCTTTCTGGTTGGTAATCTGAATGATATCTCATTCCATATCTTTCGTGCTCCAAAGCATCTTTCTCAGTTACATGATAATACCCTACTGTTCCACCTGTCCATCTCCAAGTTGGAATAGAATTTCCATTTTCGTCTAAAGATGTTTCGTTTAGATCTACATCAATATTATGTCTTTTAATATAATCTTCTGTAACCAAATGAAAATTTTCCATCATTTCTATACCAAAATTTTTTTGATCTTCTTGAGTTTGTGTTTTTGTTTTTAGATTTTTTACATTTCCATATTTGTCTGACAGATCAAACTCAGGAAGTATCGGGGCCATATACTCTCCAAAAATAGACCACTTTGACCAAGGAGTAAAAAGTCTGTCTTCTGTTTCTAATAAAGAATCTGTTAGAACCTTGTAAGATTTTGATATGTCTTTAAACATGTTTTTGTAAACAAGAACATTAGGATATATTTCTATTGCTTCAAGATATTTATCTGCCATGTTAGGGTTGCCTTTCTCCCGTATGCTTTGTTATCTCCCAAAAAAATGGGCAAGTAAATCTTAAACCACTTGTAATCTCAGTTACTCCGTGTACATAGTTTTTATCACCTGGGAAAAAGTAGGCAGCACCCTTTTTAGGTTTAAACTGTACCCCTTGTAAAGGAAAATACAACTCTCCACCTTCATAATCATCATTTAAATAAAACAAACTTGAAAGATCATAGTGAGGGAAATCATTTGGTAATCCTGCATCAGGCCCTTCGTGCAATTCTTTATCTGCGTGAGGTCTTTGAAGTTGTCCTGGAAGCCATTTAACAATGGTTGCCCCTGTTGGAATAACTTCTACTTTATAAAACTCTTCAATGATTGGCCTTAGTCTTTTAAATAGCCCATTAATTATTGGAGATATTGATGGGTCATTTTTATCTAAGGTTTGCTGAGTTGCAACCCTATCTTTCCAATACCCTGAATCATATACTACTGTTCCATTTTCATTGACGTGACTTTGTGTTACATCCCAGATAGTTAAAGACTTTGCAGCCTTTTCTAAAAAGTCTATTTCTTCTTGAGTCATAAAATTTTCTAACTCGACGATCATATCTTTGCTGTTTCCAAACCAGCCAGAAGGTGTTAGTGACGGTTTTCTAACTACAACGGAAGCATCTATTTTGTCCATAATTGAATTATATCATAGGGTTTTGCCCTATAAGTTCCTTTCTATCTCTAGTTGTTTTAAAAATCTGTCTGCACTAAATCTCCAATTGTCTTTTGCAAATGAAGTAACAATTTTAATACACAATTCTTCATAATCTTCTTTATTTAATTTATCTTTAACCTTGTGCAAAGCATCAACTGTATCAATATAGTTTTGTCTTACAAAAGATGGGTCTCCAGCATGATTCCTTTTTAAAACCTTTGTATTGATCTTTCCAGATGGCTCATACATAGAAACCGTAAGATAATCTTTTGCAAAACCAGCATCCTGATACATTTCATAACCTTCTAAAGCCTGATCTAAGTTATCAAAAGATATGATAGATCTTACGGGTGATTCTCCATCTCTTGATACGGTTATCATATAATGACCAACTTTTCCATCTTTGGCATTGATAACATAATCATTAACAATGTCTGCGTGTTCTGGCTTTAGTTCATTCATTATCTACCCTGACTTGTTTGATCTTCTACGCTAAGTTTTAAAGTTTTTACTTCATGAGATCCTAAAGATTCTTGATTTTCATTAACAGCATCTCTATACCAGTCTGTCCAATTTCCTGATGAGTTTACTTCTTGTGATGCCTTTCCATAAGACATGTTTGCCTCTACTCTTTTCCCATTCTCATCTTTATAATCAACAATACTGATTTTTGTATTATTTAATTGTGTTAAAGATATTGGAATAATAGTTGCAACAGGTGTGCCTGCTTTAATAGTTATTTTTTCGTTTGCTTTTTTTGCTTTAATTGCTAGTGGAAGTGGATTGTCATAAAAAGATGTGCTAATAACATTAGACATTGTTTCAAAATCATTACTGAAATAGTTTACTGGATTGATTGTTAACATACTAACATCTTTTTCGGTTTTAAACACCAAACCAGTATGGAAACTTATGGATGATTGTCCTCTTCCAGCATATGATCCTTCTGGTGCTTTAATTATTTCAATATGGTTTTGAGTTTGATCATTTATACCATCCCAAATAAACTCTATATCTTCAATACAGGAAAGACTCCATCCAACCACATTTGACTGTGTTACTGGAAAACATCTATAAGCGTGACCTTCAGAAGTTGCGTCCATCCAATCTCTTTTTATAGACATTGGAGCAATATTAAATAAAGCACCATGAGACTTTTCAGCCGATATTTTAAACACTATTCATTGTCCCATTTTGAATCATACATATCTGGGGTGTGAAACTTTTTGCTGTAATCTAACATTGTAACAATAGAATATTTTGTTCCAGAGTGAACTGGCATTGCTTGATGAGGATACATAAAGTTAGAAGGAAAGATATAAAGATCTCCAGCCTGTGGCTTTATATTTAAATTTTGTAATCTAAAGTATAATTCGCCACCTTCATAATCATCATTGATATAAGCAACAAGAGATACTGTACAGTTATAAGAGTATCCATGATCGTGATGTTCCTTAAAGTGTTGTCCTGGTCCATATTTAATAAAATTAAATGCTTCCCAGTACTTTAGTTCCATAATATTAAAGTCTCTTCTATAGTCTTCAACCGCTGCGTACTGAGCATCATATACATCTTGCCAAATATGCTGTAACTTTAAAGATGCTTCGCTGGTATCTTGTTCTATATCTGTTTTTTTAAACTTAAAGTCAACACAGTCTCTGTACTCTGGCATTAACTGCTGATATCCTACATATGCTGGCATCCAGTGATATCTGTTTCCTTCTTCAGACAATTCTCCATAACCAGCAACTGATCCAAGGGTACTCTCAAGTCTATTTATTACATCAAATTCTTTTTTTATTACTCCTCGATAACATCTTATTCCGTTACCTAAGTCAATTTTTTCTGTCCATGTTTGCATGATATATTCCTTATCTATATTCTCTTCTTGACCATACTTTACTCTTATATACCCCGCCGTCAGGCTGTCTATAAAACTTTCTATTTTCTATTAATTCATTGTATGCACTGGCTTGATCCAGATCTTCTATTTTATGCTCCCAATTTTCTCTTTTAAATGGAAGAATTTGTAGGTATGGAGTTCCTGCTGGGAGTGTTCCTTCCCAACCATCTGCAATAAAAAATGGGAAACTGCCAAGAAGGTGAACTTTATCAGAATCAACAACACCAGTTGTATTCATAAATGGAAGATCAAATCTATTCATTGGTGTCATAAACAAAGCGCTATAGCCTTCTGGTAGTTTCATTCCCCAGTCTGCCATCCAAGCAAAGTGGTGTTTGTAGTATCCTTTGGGATGCTCAAACATTGGCATTGGTGGTCTTGGTATACAAAATTCTGCATACATTGGGTTTTCAACCTTAACATCCAAATACCCTGAACTATTTTTAGTAAATGTTAAATCACAGGGAGTTCTAAAAATATATCCAGTTGAGAAAGCATCCATAATTGCAGGACAGGCTTTCCATGTAGGAATCTTTCCGTAATCATCGGTAGTTCCTTCTTTAGGAAATGGACAAACCTCTTTTGATGCTTTATAGTATTCCCCGTTAGGCATTTTAAAAAACCTATCAGCATCTTTATACCAGCCTGGAATTTCTTTTTGTGTTGGAACAGGGAAAGTAGTATTATTTTTGTTTAACCAAGCCTTGTATGGTTTAAATATAGCAAGATTATATATTGTACTCATTTCTTATGGCCTAATTCATTTATATCGGTCATTACAACAACACAATACTTTGCTCCCGATTTCATTGGCAAGGAAGCATGCTCATAAATATAATTAGATGGGCAAAGGAGAATATCTCCAATTTTAGGAGTATGAACGTAGTTGTCAAGTCTTGGGAATTTTATTTCTCCACCTTCATAGTCATCGTTTATATATATTACAGCAGATACAGTGCAATTATATGCTGGGCCGTGATCTGCATGTATATTAAAATGCTTTCCTTCTCCTTCATATTTTACAAAGTTAAATGCTTCATAATATACAACATTTATTCCCCAGTATTCTGCATAGTCATCTATACAAAACTTTAATTTTTGATAAATTTCTTCGTGCAAGTCAATTAGTTCTGAATTATCTTCATCTCTTGGACCTAAATTTTCTTGCTTATATCTAAAGTCTACACAATCCCTTGCTTTTTTAATGGGTGCACTAGAGTTTGTTACTTGTGCTTCAGACCATTTATATTTTTTGCTACCGTCAAGATTTGACTCAAGGGTTTTTATGTATCTTTCAGAATCTTCTTTTGAAAAAACATTTCTGTATAGATTTATTCCTAATGCTGGATTTTCAACTACAATATTATTTCCTATTGTCCTTGTTGTAAATCTGTTCAGAGCAGTTTCTGATCTGTCCTTAGTAAACCAAGGATTTGCATTTTCATCGTATACCGACATTTTTACCCTTATCTTTATTTAGGTTCCTGATTATAAGTATATCACACCTTGTTTTTATTCAACTTAAAGATAACTATAAGTTATTTTATAGTTAATCTTTAAGCGAACAACCTCTTACTCCTAAATGAATGGGAAGTATGGGAAGAACGGTGGGAAGAACGGTGGGAAGAACGGTGGTGGGAAGAACGGTGGGAAGAACGGGAAGAACGGGAAGAACGGGAAGAATGGTGGGAAGAACGGGAAGAATGGTGGGAAGAATGGTGGGAAAAACGGGAAGAACGGTGGGAAGAACGGTGGGAAGAACGGAGACAGCGTAGTAACAGATGCAGATGCAGCAGAGGCAATACCTTGTCCATTAACATTAGTTGCTCTAACTGTATATGTCTGTGCAGTTCCAGCGGTATCGGCAATAACAATTGGAGAAGTAGCGCCTGTTCCAGAAGTACCATCAGAACCATTTACGGTATAAAGAGTGATAGAACTACCACCAGTTGCTGGTGCTGTGAAAGCAATTGAGTTTTGATTAACACCAGCAGTTGCTGTTGGAGCACTCATAGTTGCAGGAACTGTTGTTGCAGTAATGCTATTAGATGCTGAAGATGCAGCAGAAGTTCCAGCAGCATTTGTTGCTGTTACTGTAAATGTGTATGCAGTAGCAGACTGAAGACCAGTTACTGTAAGTGGTGAACTCGCACCAGTTGCTGTGTATCCGCCTGGACTTGAAGTGGCTGTAAAAGAAGTTGCTGCAGGAGAAAGTTCTGGTAAAGTAAAAGTAACCGTTGCTGAACCATTATTAAATGCTCTACCTGATCCTGCGTTAGTAGCGGTACCAATGGTTGGTGCTGATGGTTCTAAGAAGTCATTTGATGCTTGAGACTTCTTACCTGCTTTTTTACCTGCTGCCATTTTGTATCTCCTAGTTTCTTATTGAATTTTTATTACGCTGTTAGATCGCCGTAGACAACCCAAGTGTTTTCTGCTCTCTTGAAAAGAGTTGCAGATGACCATTGGGTTCTTAACTTTAATCCTGGTGTTGAGTTAACTGTAACTCCTGCTGCGCCTGCAATTGTAACCTGACCAGTTGATGTCTGAAGAATATCAAGTGATGTTCCAATTGGGAAGGCCACTGCTGAGTTTAGAGGAATAGTAATTGTTGTTGCTGACGCTTTTGCAACTTCAATTAAAGAATCTCTTTCAGTAAGTGCTGATAGTGTATAAGAATCTGTCTTTTGAATAATTGGTGTTCTTGAAGGTACACCTTCTTTTGCTTGTGTACCATCTGTAAATACAATTCCTGCTGCTGGCAGAGTAACTGTACCTGTAAAGGTTGGTGAAGCAAGTGGTGCCTTTAGTCCAAGGCTAGTTGTAAGTGTTGTAGAGAAGTTTGCATCATTTCCAAGAGCAGTTGCAATTTCTCCAAGTGTATCAAGAGTTGATGTTGCGCTATTTACAAGGGCTGCAACTTCTGCACGAACAAACGCTGTAGTTGCAATCTGTGTTGTGTTAGTTGCTGCTGTTGCCGTTGGTGCTGTAGGAGTACCAGTAAGATCTGGTGAAGCCAACGGAGCATAGGTTGATGCTGCTGTTGCAGAAGCAAGTTTGGCATCAAGTGCTGTCTGTGTAGCACTAGATACTGGCTTATTTGCATCTGAAGTATTGTCAACATTTCCAAGTCCTACATCTCCCTTTACAAGTCCTGCTGGTGTTGTAATTGTTTTGTTTGTTAAGGTTTGTGTTCCAGTAGTTGTAACAAGGATGCTTGTGTCTGCAATACCGTGAACATTTGTTGTTGCTGAATTGTGTGTTGTAACATATCCAGATGCTGTTGTTTCTGCTGCTGTTTGAGCAGTTGATACATTTGTTGTAGTGGCAAGTGCTGTAAAGTCTGCAATACCGTGAACATTTGTTGTATCTGATTGATGCGTTGTTACTGCACTATCTGCATATGTCTTTGTTGCTACTGTTGAATCAATATCAAATGCTTCTGTTGCTGCATTCCAATCAAGACCTACTCCAGCAAGTTCATCATAATCTCCTGTAACACCAGCAAGTGCATTTGTAACATATGTCTGTGTTGCAAGTGCTTGTGTATCTGCAATACCGTGAACATTTAGTCCAGCGTTAACGTGATTTGTAACGTTTGTGCTTAAGGTTGTAACAAATCCTGGATCATCATTAAGTGCAGCAGCAAGTTCATTAAGGGTATTTAGTGCTGCGGGTGCTCCATCATTAAGGAGTGCTTCAAGGGCTGTTGTATTAGAAAAATATGATAGTGCAGTCCATGCTGAAGAACCATTTCCTACCTTAAATTTATTTGTGTCGGTCTCAAAACCGATTTCACCTGCTGCAAGTGTTGGGTTTGCTGCTGTCCATTGGGATGCAGTTCCTCTTCGCTGTTGCATTCTTGTTGCCATATTTTATTTCTCCTTATGGGTGCTGCCCATTTACTATCTTATTATAACATCAGTTTATTAGTTGAAGTTATCTACTGCACTACCGCCATCAAATACAACTGTCCACTCTGTTGTAGAGGGTCCACCTGCGTCTACACCCACACCTAGTGGGCTATTAAAACTTCCTCCTTCACGGAACTGCGAAACAATGAAACCTGTTCCATCAATTGCAGTATCGTGAATGTGCTCTGGAAGGGTATTTGTATCATCAATAGTTGCCTGGGTATACCAAGAACCATCGTAATAAAAATTAACTCTATTTGTTGTGGTGTCTAACCACTGTGATCCATTAGTTGGTGAAGAAGGAGCAGTTGAAGATACAGCCATTCCTGTTGCAGAATCTACATATGCTTTTGTTGCTAGATGTGTACTCTCTGTTGGGGTTGCTGCTGTTAAGGTCCCTCCAAAACTACCAGATCCTGTGACCTGTAGTCCATTCTTGACCTTAAAGTCTTTATTTACTGTTGCCATTTACTACTCCCTCTTCCAACTATTTTTATTTTTTATTATGCAAGTAATGTTCCGACAACAGTTACTGTTGAGGTATTATTTGCAGTTGTTACACGAAGTCTTACATCTGTTCCTGAAATATCTGCTGAAACTGATCCAAGAGATGATCCTGTTGAGACAATTCCATATTCAGTGATTGCAACGTTATCGTTAACATCAAGTGTTAAAAGTACCTTTGAAATATCTGTGTGATCTCCATTGGCAATCTTTACAAGGTATTCTGCTGAGCGATATGTATCCTTTGCAAAAGAGTGTGCTGTCTGAACTCCTGCTGTTGGTGCTGATAGAGTTGCTGCAACCTGCTTAGCAACTGAGTTAATCGCAACTGATGTAAATGAACGATCTGTTCCATCTACCGCAGTACGAGCACGAGCATCTGTGAAGTAAAGGTTTGTACCTTCTGCAAGGTTAGTGGTTGTAGAATCTGCTACACCGTTTTCTGCGGTAATAGTAAGTCCTGAACCATTTCCTGTAATTGTGATATTTGTAAGTGTTGCACCAGTCAAAAGACCTGCTGCTGAAGTCTTAGCACGAGCATCTGTGAAGTACTGTGCTGTTCCTTCTGCTACATCAGATGTTGTGAGTGCATCTGCGTATGCAATTGCTGCAGTCTGTGCTGCGTCGGCCTCTGCCTTGGCAAATGCTGTTGTAGCAATCTGAGTTGTGTTTGTATCTGCTGCTGCAGTAGGTGCTGTTGGTACACCAGTAAGATCTGGTGATGCAAGTGGAGCCTTAGCAGTAAGGTCTGTAGTTAAATTTGCAATCTTAGATTGATCAATTGCTGCTGATGCATTAATATCACCATTAACAATTGTTCCATCAAGAATTTTTGCTGAAGTTACTGCTCCATCTGCTATATCTCCAGCAACAATTGTTCCATCTGCAATCATTCCAGAAGTAACTGTTCCTGAAGGAAGTGTTACTGTACC